TAAGGGTGTCCTTAACAGAATTACTGCTTTACCTATCCCGTACATCTTCTTTACCTTCCACTTGAAGGACAAGAAACAGTTCATGGACATTGGTAACGGCACTAAAGGTCTAATGAAGGTTGGCGAGATTGTTGACTGGATTGACGGCACTCAACGGTTTGTAAGTCAACAGATATTCCTAAAGCGTTATACTAAGAAAGGTGACAAAGCCTCCGGTGTAGAAGCGGATAAGACATTGGCTGATGATGAGTTTGTCATACGAGCCTCAATCGAAGAGATGAAGGGTCGGAACATGGAGCATCTAGGCAAGGTCTATGATGTAATGCGTGTTAAGGGTGGCAAGGTCGAGTGGCATGGACTTCCTCTAAGGTGGGATTAAATGGCGAAAGATGGTACAGTGACACAAGTAACTCTCGAAGATATGGAGCGTGTAAGAAAGAATGTAGCATGGCTACAATCTAACATGGTTGATGACTTGGCAATCGAGAATGAAATTGCCGGACTACGAGGTATGATTGAAGATATTATACGCTACTTGGCTGATAGGGATGGGATTTCTCAATCCGAGATTAGTTTTAGGTGATGATTAATGAAGGTAAATTGTAAGGCATTAGAACAATTGTTATCGGCTACGAGTCGTGAGCAACATATCAATGGTAAGGCACAGAAGCAGGTTAGTTCCTGTGTCTTGATGTTGGAGGGTGGGGTACTATCTACTACTTCAATTGTCAAGGATGGTAAGACTAGCCTTGCACGATTCTCCTTCGCTACCGATGAAAATAAGGCGTGGAAAATAGGTATACCTGTACCGGATATTGAACGCCTTATGGGTGTGTTGAAATATCATAGTGGTGATGTGACCCTAAGTTATTTGGAGAGCGATGCAGTTAAGGTTAAGTCTAAATCTAAACAGACTACATTGACTGGTGGGTGGAAGGCTAAGGCATTCTCCAACTCACAAGCCTCCGTTAAAGAATGGAATGGTGAAGCGGTCAATAGGTCTAAACAGATTAAAGACAATGTGTATATTATGAAAGACGGCAGCACTCGCTCGCCGTTCTGTAATGTCACTATTGCATGTGCGGAGTTGCATGATGCGTTGAGATGCGATGGTATCAACGGACAGAAACTAAACAGATATACTTTCCAGTTGAAGGACGGTGAGTTTGGTGTTAGTGTCGGTGATACTTTCAAGGGTCGGACAGACATTACCTTTGGGGATATTGCAGGGGATGATTTCTCGGCCACCTTTGAGGGTGGATTAGAACATGTCCTCAAGCATTACTCCGGTGATGTTAAATTATCTTTCTTAGATTTTAGGCTAGAAGGGCAGGGTATTAGATTAATCATGTCTTTCGGTAATGGCGACTGGGTATTCCAAGCAGGGGTGTTGTGATGAGCCGTGGTGGTAGTGAGAATGGATTTCAAGTTGGACAATACGATAGTATCAAAGGGTTCACAAGAGAACAGGTGGATAAACTGATGGAAGACTCCGTGTATCATCATTGGATAATCCGTAAAAGTAAGAATCGTAAGCGTATGCGTTACACGATGGCGTTAGTTGTCAACTATGACATGCATGAAGATAAATGGTATTACAATGACGAAATAAAGAATCTCCTATTGAAGCATGACTCAAGAGGCATGTCCTCTATGAACATGACAAACCAAAGGGTCGGTATGTTGATGAGGGCAATAGTAGGACTGGGTAAAGCCGAAATGAAATTCGGACAAATAAATAAAAAAAGAGTAAGATTATACAAGGTGATAAAATGAATTGGAAAAAAATAGGAATGGTATCGAGTTTGGTATCAATAATTGGAAGCATAGGTATATACGCAACATACGACCACGACTTAGGTATCTTTGTCGGTCTATGGGCTTCGGCTCTTTTGCTACTTACAGAAAGATTAGATGAATTAAAGGTGATGAAATGAAAGTAATAAGAGTAAACGGAATGAATATGGAATTGGAATTGGGAACTGTCAATACTATGGTACTAGAAGATGGGAATATACTAGAGGTATGTTTGAAAACTAAAGAGCGTCTATATCAAGACCCTCATTGGTTGAAGGAACAGTATGAAGTTAATGGTCTATCAATGGCTAAGATAGCAAGCATATGTTCAGTCACTCCTATGGCTATACAGAACTGGTTGAGAAGACACGGCATAGAAACAAGACCGAGAGGCTATCAGCCAAAGGTTTGATATAGTGCCGTTGATAACTCTTAAACATGATAGTTAGTCAAACAGGCGGTAGAAAGGTCACTATTAGAAGGCGTGACCCCGAAACGCTAGAGAGGATAGAAGAGGTACTGGAAGGCTACCCCTACTGTTTCACTGATAAAGTCAGTGATTCATACGGGTTGGTTAGGATGGAGGAAGGCTACGAAGGATTGTATGGTACAGACCTCACTAAAGTTTTCTTTAGAAATGAATATGACCGTCGCCTGTGGAGTAAACATGCTAATACATGGGAGTCCAATATCTCATTCCCCAACCAATTACTTAATAAGCGGTTGGAGGATGGCAAAGAACCTTATCCTAACTATCAGCATAGGGTGTGGTATCTTGACGGTGAATGGAAGACTGAATCCGGCGAGATAACAATGCTCACGGTGTATGATAATTACACCGAGAAGATGTATTCATGGGTGTATCATCCCGATATACCCGCAGGTTCAGCCAAGACTGTACCCTGTAAGAATCACCCCGAAGGATTAACCGAGGTAGTATTAGACCCACCGGCAAAAACATTCTCTAACGAGCGTCAACTACTGGCTGACTTTGCTCGATACATGGCTAAACAAGACCCCGATATTATAGCGGGTTGGTATGTGGTGGATGCTGATATATTCCAAATCTGTAAGAGGATGAGAGCAGTTGGTCTTGACCCAAAGATTCTAAGTCCTCACAACAAGCACGACTTCAAATATAACTGGTCGGATAAGCACTGGTCGCAACCTATTGTTGGTCGCATGTGCTTTGATTTGATGGTAGGGTTCAAGAAACTATGGACTATCAAGAACGGGCAACTGGCAGGACAAAAGTTAGATACTATTGCTTGGCAGGTTTTACAAGAAAAGAAGGTAGAATTGCCCGATGGACACGATACTTACTATACTGATGTGGGAACTTATCTTGATTACAATAGACAAGATGTTAGATTACTGCCGAGGCTAGATGATGCCGTCAATGTATTGGGCTACTTTACATCTTTACAACATGAGATACAATGTGAGTTAGGTACTACTCCTTTGATTACATTATGTGCATCTAATATGTTTGTACAGGATGAGATATTCGATGGTAGAATACCGGACAGTCCTCAATTCACAAAGGTAGATTATGAGGGTGCTGATGTACAAGAACCCGAACCGGACTTGTATCACAACATGGCAATCATGGATATTAAACAGATGTACCATAGTAATGTCAAGTTGCATAATATATCATGGGATAGTTTGTCCGATGGAGGCATTGACTGTGGCAACGGAATTAAATTTACTAAAGATAGCATAGGCTTACTTGGTAGGACTATGGATAAGTTGTCTGTGAAGCGTAAGGAGTACAAGAAACTAATGAAAGAGGCTAAGGAAGCAGGGGATATGATAGCCTACAAGAAGTGGGATTCAGCCCAGTTTGCTACGAAATCTATGGTAGCCTCCCTATACGGTATCTGTGGTGATTCTAAGTATGGTATGTACCACCCCGATATAGCATCGGCTATCACATTTACCAGTAGGCAAACTTTATTCCGACTCCGTGACGAGTGTAATGATAGAGGCTATCCTGTGAGATACGGACATACTGATTCAATTTTCTGTGAAGTGCCTACTCCCGAAGAAGGATTAGAGTTGGTCGAGAAGATTAATGAGGCTATGTACCCGATAGAAACGGAGTTTGAGAAGTGGTGTGAAACTATGATACTCAAGCGTAAGAATCGCTATGCAGGTAAAGTCACATGGACTGATGGTAAATACCATGAGCCGGAGTATTACTACAAAGGACTGGAACTCAAACAGGCTCGTATGCCAAAGGCCATGAAAGAGGCTATGGACGAAACTCTAAGGGGTATTCTCGATGGTAGGCCACAAGCCGAAGTGGATGACCACTTATCCACCTTAATTACTAAGGGTGTCAATGGTGAGATGGGTGAGGATTTACTGATGGTTGGCAAACTCAAGAGGCAACTTAGTCAGTATAAGGTTCTAAGCGGTGCTTCCGCAGGTGCGTTATGGGCTAAGAATAACTTGGGTATTGACTACAAGGTGGATGATAGTTTCTTGACCGCAATAAATAAGCGAGGACAATATATGGCTTTCGATAAGATTGAGCAGTTGCCAATAGGTGCTGAAATAGATTGGTCGGAGATGACTGAACGCTACATTGTTAACAAGGCTTGCAGTATCTATGACCTTGTTGGATGGAACACTACTCCCCTGTGGAATGCTCATAGAGGACTTGGTAACCTCCAATGGCTTTAAGTAGTGGCGAGGGTAAGGGATAAATATGACGCAAAATAGCAGAAAGATGACGACCAAAGAATTAACACAAGCAGTTGGGAATTTAGGACAAGCCATGAACCATATGTCAACGCTTGTAGCCAACGATATTCAACAGATTATGGGTGTCTTGGCAGGTCTATTAGACCATCAAGGATTGTTGGAGCATTTCAAATGTCCGTCATGCGGGGAAGAATTGAGCCATCCTAATCTTGATGGTGTCCAAAGACCAACCGCTTGTCCTAAGTGTGGTTCGGATATTAGCGAAGAAGATTTGGCGAATATGACCGAAGAAGAATGATTATTAAACAAACGGGGCGTGGTGTTAGTTATGAGTCGAATTGTATTACCAAGT